AGATGACTAGAACAGTCAAGCTGGTAGAACGGCCAGGGAGTCTCGGGAAAGAGAGAACACTCGAGGACCGTCTTCTAAGATTGGTAGCTGCTTATGAGGACGACAAGGGCCGTGCGTTGCTCCACGCCCCTCAATCGATCGATGCGCTCTGGGAGCGCGTCGACGGGTTCGATTGGGTCCCTGCAGTTAAAGGACGAAACTGGGAAGAAGAAAAGCTCTTCGTCTCGGTCGTCTTTGCTGCTAAAGCTTGGTTAGCCTTGTTCGACGGGCTTACCATGCGTCGGTTAGAGTCAAAACACCCGTTTGACTCCCCAGAGGGTATGAAGGTGGTCAGTAAGATCACAAACCTGTATGCGGCCGACGGCGTGCGCGCGGTCAAGTGGCTGAAAGCTCAGACCACTGCCCTATCCGCGCTCGCCCTCGGGCAACAGGAATTACCACAGAACATCCTCTCGGTTCTCGGTCCCAACGATAGACCGGGCATTCTCGGACCAGGCTGGATTAGCCGTCTCTGCCGCCGTCTCATAAACGGTGGTAAGCAGCTGGCCCAGCGGGGCCGTCCGAATGCCCGCTCTCGTGTACAACTGTCCTTCGGCCTTGACGTCCTCATGAGCAAGACCGGCGCCCCGTCCGTCGATAGCCGCTTCGTTTCTGCGGCGATGGACGAGCACCTGTCCTTGCTCACCACGGTACAGCCTAGCAGCCCTGATCAGGCTGAGTGGCTGGCCCGTGTGGAGGACCGAATTGTCGAAATGTGCCACACCATGTTCAAGGGTGTTGTCTTCGAACCCGACGTGATTCTTCCATCCACGTCAGCGTCGTTGAACTACTCCCGCGAAATGGGTGGTTCCTTTATGGAGCTCGTTGATGGCTGGCTCGCCTCGACCGTCCCTGCGATGGGTCCGGAAGAGTCACCAGCGGAACAACCTCCGGCCGTCCTGCTCTGGGACGTGCGTCGGGAGGGTATTGTTGGTCGGACCCGGATTCAACTTCCGGGTATCGACTTTGTTCCAAGTTTCCAACGATACATAGACAGTAAGATCGTTCCGGGCGAGCGCGTGGGAGCACGCCGCTTCGCCATCGTTGAACCGTTCAAGGTCCGCGTGATCACTATGCAGGATCCGGCCGTTACGCTTCGTGCGGCCGAGCTCCAGGTCATGGTCCACCGACGTCTGAAGTCGTTTTCGGCTTTCCAGTACATCGGCGAACCTATCAGTGACCAGTCGTTCGGGAAGCACTTCCCTCGTCCTCTCGAGGACGATGAGATGTATCTCTCCGGCGACTATGCGGGGGCCACCGACAACCTCAATCCGAGGTTATCGGTCGCTGCTGCTCGGGCTATTGCCGAGTCAGTAAAGCTCCAGGATGGGCGCCGTCTTATTGAAACGGCGTACTGGGACGTCTACGTCTCAGACTTGGTCCGTCACCGCTTCTTCTCCGGTGCCGCCGGTTCGGCTCTCAAGCCGGAAGGCGACCAGGAGTGGGGGCAGATGATGGGCTCTCCTTCGAGCTTCCCGATCCTCTGTATCGTGAACGCAGCGGTCAACTCCGTCGTCATGGGGATTACGACCCCCGACGTTTTGTTCCGAGACGACTGCGGTCTCGTCGTTAACGGCGATGACACTGCGGCCGTTCTGAAAGTAGCACTCTATCCGTCCTGGAAGGCCGCCGTTTCGGCGTGCGGCCTCCGGCCGTCTTTGGGTAAGAACTACCTCTCCCACTCATTCTGCATCATGAATAGTGAGGCGAGGGTTCCCGAAACCCATAAGGCAGTTGGGGAGGGCCCGGCGATGGTCAAGTGGACCACAGTCGGCGGGCTCAACCAGGCGCTACTGACTGGTTACGAGAAGAAGGGTCCCGGCTCCGGCCGCTCACTGAAGGGTGAGATGGCATGGACAGAGCTGGGCGCCCGGGCGCACGAACTGGTGTCGGGAATCCCCGAACCTGTCGCCGATCGCTGGCTTTCTCGGTTTATCGCCGAGCATAAGCAAGTGTTCGCTCAGGTTCCTGCCGGTACCCCTTGGTTCGTGTCCCGCGCGTTGGGTGGAGTGGGTCTTCCCCTCCTCCCTTCCCGTGCCTCCCAGGTATCGGAGCAGAATCTGCGATTCGCTGCCCTGATATCGTGCCTCCCGGAAGACCTCCGAGAGCGCCTAACCAGTTGGCCGAAGCGGCGAACTTCCAGTTGGCTTGACCGCCAGCTGGCTGCTTCGGAAGAGTACTACGAGAAGTACTTCCCATCCCATTACAACGTTCGCAACCAAGCCGACTCCACACTAGAGCAGTGGGGTTTTGGCGGTGCGAAAGAAACGAACAGCCTCGGGGCGTATCTCCGCCTTGGGTTCGTTCTTGACCAAGCCGTTTCCCTCCATCGGCGACGGTCCGTTGCGCTTCCGGATCTCATCCCTAGCAGGGACGAAGCGTTGGGTTCGGGTGGGCAGATCCGCGCGGCGATCAGGCACTATACCGAAAGTGCTGATGGTCCGGCGGGACCGGTTGAGGAGCTTTTCCTCTTCGCTGTTGGGCGTACCCGTAAGAATCGGGATTATGCCAAGGCCTGTTGGGCTCGTGCTCGGATGCTTTTCAAGTATGTTAAGCTATCAGAGTCAACGTCCCTGAGTCCGATGGGTCTAGCGAAGGCGGTGGCGTGGCAGTGTCCCCTTTACAAGGTGATTGACTACCAGTTGCCGTCGATTGGAACCGTGCGTATGCGATTTGACTCTTTTGTCGAGTCGCGGTGCCGCGTGAGGAGCCGGCGTCTCCCGGTTGTGAAACCGGTAGCTCAGCGCATTACTGAGCGTGGGGCGCCCAAGCTTCGGATCGAATATCCATCGTATGGTATGTTCGATTTCGATTTGTTTATGTGAAGCAAGGGATTGAGGACACGGGGAGGCTAGCACTAGCTTGAAAATTCAAGCGAGATCGTGCAACCCGTGGAAGGACAGC